CGGCTGTTAGACCAAGAAACGGAATGACGGGTTCACCTTCGTTATAAAAAAGTTTTCCATTTAATTCAATGGGAGTTTGATTATTCGTCGTCATCGTTATCTTCTTTTAAGAATTTGGCAAAAATTGTTTCTGAACCGCTCGGGGGCTTTGGGGCGCCGGGGGGCGTTGTTGCTTGTTTGGCCTTGCCCGACGAGGGGCTAACCGCTGATTTTGGCGTTTTTGCCCCCGCACCTTTTGGGGCACCGGGATTTGTATTTGGCAATTGAGGCATGTTCATGGTGCCGCTTTGCGACCGAACCACTGCAAGGTTTGCAGAAGACAGGTCACTAAGGTCAGCCCAAAGAACCATGTTTTGACGGTCAATAAGAACCGCGTCGTCGCCACCCTTTACAGGAGGTTCGCCAATGTCGGAGCGAGCCTTGTTAAGAGTCCAAGTACCGTTGCGGATACGCTGGTCGCGAATAAGTTCAATAACTTCGTCGTCTCGCCAGTCAACTATACCAAATTTTAAAACCCAATCAGTAATGCCGTAAGCCTGATAAAGAAGTGCAAACGAAAATTTTTCGAGAACAAGTTCTTGAATTGGGCCAACAGTATTGACGCGGAACGTCTTGTCCTGTTGGGTTCCCGTTCCACCGCCAAGGTTACCGGCTTCAATAACGCCAACTTTTGATGGCGGAACACCATAACCAGAAAGAATTTCGTCACGGCGTTGCTGTAGGGTGTTAAGCCAATTGCTAATTTGATTTGAACCCATTTCGGTGACGACCGCGCCACCTTTGGTTTCAAACAAGTTACCAATGTTTCTAGCGCCCAAATTACGTATTGCGTATTGTTGCTGTAGTTTGCGCATTTCTGCTTCTGGCAAAGCCATAGGCCAGTCAATGTGCGCACGCAAAGGGTCGCCTCGCTTCATTGTTTCTTTAACAAGCGCAGAGGTAAACAACCATGAGGTAATAGGAAGAATGTTCTTTTGAGTTGGCGACACACCATACAAAGTTGAACCAGGGGAGTCAAACTTGACGTGAATAACTTCATTTGGTTTAAATTTTACTTCGCGATTTGTGGCGGTTTTTTGGTAGTAACCGTTAACAACACCATGCTCGTTAGCAAGAACGGTCATTGTTGTGGGGTCAAGTGGGTAAAGCGCGACGGGCTCTCCCATAACCCAAACAATTTCAGTAAACGAATCACCAAAAATCATAAGGTCAGTAATAATTTGACGCATTAATTGTCGAATGTCGTCTTGCGGGTTAACGTATTTAAGAAGTTGTTGAATTTTTTTAACTTCTTCTGGGGCTTCCGGCGTTTTAGTTGGGCCGGTCACCCCACCTTCAAAAGCGACTTCAAGACCGCCAGCGGTGGCTGTGCGCGCAATAGTGTCTACAGAAGCAGACGACCACGTGCAAGCCAAATATGCTTGCAGCAATTGTTGCATAAATGTGGCGCGGTCTAATGTTCCGGCGGTTACGTTTTCGCCGGGGTTAACCTCAGTTGAACCACCAACGGGAACGCCTGTTGCATAGCCGGCGCGCTTAGGGGAACTTTTTGGGCGGGACTCTAAAATTTCTTCAAGGGCAGAATTGGCCTCTTGAAGACCCTTTTTAAATGATGTAATAGCCATGTGGTTATCTTTCTTTAAAAAGGGCTAAGCCCAAGGTCTCCAATAAATAGACCACCAAAGTTTGGTTGCCTTAGTGGAGGGGCTTCGTCTTCTTTTACAATAACCATTGTATCAGGGACTTTTGTGGTAAACAGCGACGTAGATTCACCGTAAATAATGGGTCGGGCATAAACACCAGCATACATACAAACGTAGCGCAATGCGTCAGCAATGTGGTCGTCAACGTTCCGTGTTTCCGCATCGTCTGGTTTTGCGGCACTTCGGGGCAGGGCGGGAATTTGTTCAATAAACATTGGGCATTTGTCTTCAAAAACGTGAAGCATCGGGCATTTGTCTTTGCCCTCGAGCCGATGATATTCACAAGCGGGCGCGTCATTAAGGTATTGATGGACTCTTGCCCAGCCGTTGATGCGGTCATTATTGGCGGGCATAATGCCACAACCGTTAATGCCATAATCATCGGCAATAGAAAAAGGAGTGCCGCGACTTCCCCACATTGAAGGGTCGGCAACGCGCACAACTTCTGTTTCCCCCGCGCCCTGTTCGGTCGCAATAATAATTTTGGCTTGCTCGTCGGAATTGTAACCAGAAACACAAATTTCTCGGTACACCCACATGCGGCCATCGTTATCTATTGCAACCCACACAACTGCAAACGGGTCTTTAAAACCATAGTCAATGCCAGCGTAGCGAGGCCATTCTTTTGGAATTTTAAAAGACGGAACAACGTGTTTGGAATATTGCCATTGTTCAAAAAATTGACCAACCATTGCGTCCCAGTCGCCATCTCGCATTGCTGCGCGGCGCCGTGGGTCGGGGATAGAGTCAAGAACTGCGTGGTAGCCTTCGTTAACGTGAGGGTTGTCCGTAACTTTTGCTTGAATAAAAACAACGCTACGGAAATTTTTTCCGTCGCCTATTTTTTCTTCGTGCCGAATTTTTCCGCGTTTAGTGGGATTAATAAATCGGTCTTTAAGATATTTGTGACCGATTCCACCAGGGTTGGTAGCAAGGCGCAAACCAATAACCGGAACTAATCGATTGCCGGAACGCAAACGCTCTTCAATGTGTTGAATAACGGCGGGCATCATTTGAGAGGCTTCGTCAATATAAAAGGCTTGGTATTCACCACCAAGGATTCGAGAAGCGTCAACTAAATTTTCGGCGTATGTAAAGTTTATAACAGAACCGTTAGCAAATTTTAAAACTTTGTTAGTTGAATTCCATTTAGCACCAAGGTCGCGACCGTAATTCCATTTGGTCAATTGCGCTAAAAATGATTCTTCTAACTCTGGGTATGAACGACGGAAACAACCAATCTTTATACCTGGAAAATTTGCGGCGTTATAAAGCGCGTCCATTAAAAACGCTGCTGTTTTACCTCCACCGGCAGCACCGCCATACAAAATAGCGTCTATTCGTTCGGCAGAAGCAGCATGAAACACTTTTTGACGTTCTGTTGGAACATATCCTAAAATGCCAAATACATCTATTTCGGGCGGCTTAACCGAATCCGAAATAAATTTTCCAAAAGTGTTACTGGCCACTATTTAAACCAAAAAACAAAAGACCAAACTGTTGCAAGAAGCATTGACCAAAAAGAAACAACCGCAATTGAGGAACGTAAAAAAGCCGAGGCTTTAAACATTTCAATTTGCGCCGCACTTTGCGCAATTGTTAAATTGTTATTTATGCGGATAAGCGCAGTTACTTCTTCGTATTCTTTGTCGCCTAAAAATCGGCGGGCTTCAATTTCGTTTTCACCAATAAAATTTCCAAGACTTTCAATAAGTTCTTCGGAGCGTTGGTTAATGTCGTCATTTTGCATAATTGCTAGAACCTTAAATCATCTACGTCTGAATTAGACATTAGCCGTCGAATAAACTCATCATGTGCTTCCCACTGAAGGTCAATCGGTAGTTTCTTAATTATAGAAACTTGCCACGGCTTAAAACCAAGGTAATAAAGTTCCTCGGTACTCGGGGCAGAGTGAGGCCGATTCTTATTCATAGGTTAACACATATTTCTCAAATGTCAAGTATTTAAACTTGACGGCGGGCGGGGGGAATGTTATTTACCAAAATTTGCCCATCCGAATTTGTTAACTGGTGCATATATGCACGCCAACGAAAACGGTCAGGCGCCCCTGCATTTACCCATTGAATGTAACATTCAGAACACATAGCAGTTTTAACTGCGGGAAGAATTTTGCAAATTTCGCAAGGTTCGGTTGCTTGCCGCTTTTTCTTTTTTTCTACGCCTTCTTTAAGGTAAGAAATGCTTTCAATAATTTGACGTAAATTTTCTTCAGATTGAATAATTTTTCGTTCGATTTTCCGAACTTCTTCACGAACTGGGTCGTATGGTCTTTTGCCGTTCATGCTAATTTCGGCGGCACGTTCGGTAGGGGTTAATTCAGAACTTGCTCCTCGGTTTGAGGCTGCAATGCTTTTTCCTGTGTTAGAAACGGCATAACTTTCAATGCCGATTTCGTCTCGACGGACAAGCGTTTCAAGTTCTGCAACAGAAATTTTGTTAGTAAATCGACTGATTGCTTCAAGCGAATCTGTCATTCGCTTTAGACGTTGTTGCGAACGACGGTTTAACTTCTTTACCATGAGTTCCTCCATGAAAAATTAGAGGCGCCCAAAAGTGCCTATTATACAATAAATATACAACAAAACATTTGCAATGTCAAGGATTTAAATTAACATTGTTTTCTAAGCAATATTTGTAGGCTCGAAATAAAATTAACCACGCGTCAAAGTCTTGGGTGGCATACGCTTTGCGGGCGTTTTTCCCCTTGCGTTTGTGTACAACCACAAACGGCATGCCGGCTTTTTTAGAAGCAATTTCAGCCTGTTTCATCCATGCGGCAAGAGCCAGCGTTTGTTGGTTTTTTGCTTCAATAACAATTGGAATTCCATCAATGTCGCCAAACTCCCAATTAATTGGACCGGGACGTTTAGCGTTTGGGAATCCTTCTTCGTTTAAAATTTCTACAATGGCACTTTCAAATGAAGTACCTTTTGCGCGGGCTTTACTCATAGCAAATTTTCTACAAAATCAACGGTAGGAGTTTCCCATGAATATTTACAAACAAGGCAGGTGCGGGCAAGGAATTCCCCAAAAGAATCAATAACGTGCTTTGTCATAATTGTTCCTTTAAAGTTTTCTGTTGTTTCTGTTTTGCCATCAGAAATAACCGTCATGCGAGAAACAGAAATTGAACTGTCTTCGCAAACAATCCCGCATTTGGGACATTCGGCAATAACCGCACCCCGAAAATTTGGGGCCGAAAAAAAAGTACCTTCAATTCTAGGCGGGAAGTTCAACGAATGTCCTCAATAACGTTTTTTAAACCGTGCCAAAAAATGTAAAAGGGCCAAAAAAAGGCGTCGCGAATCATATTTGGGTAAAGACTTCTGATTGCAAGGGGGTAACCTTTTTCATTCATGCTTTTAATGGCCCTTTGCGCAACAAATCGAATGCGCACAAAAAGGACAAGCGAAACAAAAAGATAAATTGCAAGTGTCCAATTAATCCAATTTGACATGTTTGTTTTCTACTTTCCCGTAAATACTTTCCCATGCGTTGTGATTTACGATGTAGGCGCATAGTACCACACCTTCGTCAACGTACAATATTCCGTCCTCAATTACGGGTCTTTTGCTTTTTAGGCTAAGCGCAATTGAAGGATTTAAACCAAATTCTAAAATGGCATCGTTTAATTCTAAAGTTGCATAGACCCGTCCTGCTCGTTTTTCAAGTTTTGCAGAACCGATGTGAAGTCTTTCTTCGGTATTTACGTAAAGTGGTACAATATCTGGCACCACTACGTTTCGGTATGTTAAATTTTCGTTGTCAATGTGAGCAAGAACAAAATATGTATTTTTTTTGTTTTTGCTCATAATTAAAACCCTATCATTTAAAGGTTTTTGTGTCAACCATTTATAAATTTCCTTGAAACTTTGGGGTCCTCACTGGTGAGGAGGGGTATATATATTAATATTAATATTAAATAAATGCCCAAAATTTGACACAACCCAAAAGGTTGACAAAGATGTTGTTTTTGTGATACAATGTCAATCACCACAAACGTGGGGTTTTAGAGGAAGGAAAAACTATGTCAGCAACTGCTAACATTTTTACCGCTGTGGGCACATCTTGGGCCGCTTCTGCAATTGGTTTTGTTACTTACGCAATCAAAACTGCCAAAAGCGAAGAAACCAAGTTTGCGGCGTACGTCGCTCAACTTGAAGCACAATTTAACAACGTTTTGAGTGAAATTCAAGCACTGGAAACCAAGTTATCTGAATTGGTTCCAGCGCCAAAGCCCGCGCCAGTCGCCAAGGCAAAGGTTCTGACAAACAAAGCGCCAGCCACAAAACGTCTTCGCTAAAGGTTTTTCGGGGTAGTTCAGTGGCAGAACAACCGACTGTTAATCGGTATGTCGCAGGTTCGACCCCTGCCCCCGAAGCCTTTTGCTTTTGCCCTTGTAACTCAGATGGCCAGAGTATCTCTTTTGTAATGAGAAAGTCGGGGGTTCGAGTCCCTCCGGGGGCACTATGGAAATTATAGGATTATCAGGCTACGCTTGTAGCGGTAAAACAACAATTGCAAAACTTATGGTTGAAAAACATGGTTTTGAGTGCATTGCTTTTGCCGACGCTATGCGCAATATTCTGTACGCAACCAACCCAATAATTGTGCTTATCTACGAAGAAAGATTTAGGGAAGTAACGCGCCTTCAACAACTTGTAGACGCATTAGGCTGGGACCAAGCAAAAATTGAGTACCCAGAAATTCGCGAACTGCTCCAACGTTTTGGCACCGAGGGCGGGCGCAAATTTTTGGGGGAAGATGTATGGGTTGAGACGCTCTTTAAGAACGCAAAAACCGACCGCATCGTAATCCCCGACGTTAGGTTCCCCAATGAGGCAAAGGCTATTCGCGACCGGGGCGGAGAAATTATTCGAGTCAAGCGCACTGGCGTGGGGCCCGTTAACGGGCATCAAAGCGAAACGTTATTGGAAGATGATTGGAACGCTTCATTTAACAATGACGGCACGCCAGAAGACGCTTTGCGAACCATTGGTTCAATAATTGGCGGCTGGGATTGATTAACCGGGAAAAATTCCTCGAGCAAATAAACCGGCTAGAAGAAAATTCCGTTATCTCTTTGCAATATATGGAAGCGCCAATACACCAAGCCCTTCTTATTCACCACATTTTTGAAGAAATTCGACGTTTTGCGGAATAGTGTGGTATACTTTTTATAGCGGAGTAGCGCAGTGGTAGCGCGGCGGGTTCATATCCCGAAGGTCGCAGGTTCGAATCCTGCCTCCGCCACTAACGATGGCAGATGGTGTAATGGCAACACTGAGGATTTTGGTTCCCCCGTTCTAGGTTCGAGTCCTAGTCTGCCAGCAAACCTTTAATATAAAAATGCTGTATTAAAGATTAATGTAGCCCCCGTTTATTTAATTAAATACAACAAACCAAAACACAACCGAATAAAAGCGTTGAAAAAATTTTGTAAAAAACGGTGCACAAAAAAACAATTGTTTAATAAAAAACCCTCCACCCAGTGTTAACCGAGAGGAGGGTTTGTTACTATTGCCAGGGTAATTCGTTTGTTTTATACCAATAAGGTTGAGTTTCTTTGACGACTGAAAACTTTTTTGCATAGCGAACTATTGTGTCGCCCGGAGTTGCTGCTGTGGCGTCAATCTTTATTGAAATCAGTTCTCTGACTATGCCGTTGTTTGTAAAGGTAGCGGTAAACTTTACTCCTTCGGCAAACTTTTCAAATTCTTTTTCTGAGAAGTCTGGAGTGATTGGGAAGGCCGCAAGAAGCGGGTCTTTCTTCTTTGGCTCGGAGGTTGGTTTGGGTCTGTGTGAAACCAGTAGCGAATCCCCCCAAGGCGCAACGTATGGCTTTTTGTTTTCTTTACTCATTTCAACTCCTTCTTTAATTGTTGTTTCTGCGTGTTCTAAAGCGTCTTTAATTCGTTGTGAGCGGTACCTAAGTTGCTCTAAGAAAGCCGCTGAGTTGTTAATCATAGTCTCGTCCCCCCATTTTTTCGAAAGAAGAAGAATAAGTTCTTTTACTTCGTAAGCCGCGTTTGTATTTGGTGTCTTGTTTGTCATAGACAAACAGTTTACCACACTTAACTAAATTTGTCAAATATTATTTCAAAGAAGCGATGATGTTTTTGACGTCTTGCAGCGCCGTGGCATAGCCGTTTTCAAACTGGTCGTTTTTGTGCGCTGGTGCCCGCAACTTGCTTAGTGATTCTTCGAACACCAACATGATTTTTTGCTCAACTGTGTCAAGTTTCTTGCCCATTAGTTTATCTCCTTTTAACCTGTTGTTCAATTGTAGCATTCGAAGTCCAGAATTTCCCCCCAAAAAAAAATTTGCCACCCCCCTTAGTGGTCTGTAGCGATTTTCCAAGACTCGGGGTTTTGGGGCTTTCTGCTCGAGCGTGTCTGAACATTTGTTCGTTTGGAAGAAAAAATGGAATTGTGCGCGTGGTCACACCGAGGCATCCCTTTTCGCCGTGTGTGGCGTGTCGCTGGCGTTTTTTGTGTATTGGAATACACATTTTTGCTGTGTTGTCAAGTCAATTTTGACCTTTTTTTTTCTTTTTTTTAGCGTTATTTATACCCTCTGACCAGGGATTATGTAAGGTGCTTGCGTTGTGTCGCTAGGCGTGATAGAACTGACGACGTCGGGCAATCCCGCCCGACACTAACCCTAAGGGGAATGTATGTCACGCATTGAAACTATCGCTGGTCAGTTCGCTGACCAGTTCGCAGTTCTGGCTGAGGCCAGTGAATTGTCGCTCATCATCACTGAGGCTGAGGCATCGGCCTCCCTGGTCGGCCTGGTCAATGTCACTGAGGCCGACCTCATGCGCCAGCATGGGGCCGTCAGCCGTAAGTACGTTGCCAGTCGGGGCGTGGCTGGCGAGATGCTGGTGATTAGCGTCGAACCGGTTAGCGCCACGGCTGAGGCTGTCACGGTCACTGTTGTCAGTGTGCTGGCTGGTGAGGTTCGCTGGCTGGTCGGTGAGGGCGTGAATTCCTACGGGCCGTACCGTAAGCACAATGGGGCCATCGTCCCTAAGCGTGGCAACGGGTACGGGCTGACCGTCACCAGCACGCCCGCTGAGGTGGCTGAGGTGCTGGCTGAGGTTATCTGGTCGGCTGTCGGGGCCACCTACGGGGCTGAGGTTCGTGACCCGCTCGCATGGCTGTTCGACGTTGAAACGTGGCATCATGACGCTCGGTTCATCAACGGTGGTGAGGTGACCCGCCAACGGAAAGTCGCCTACGCTGATTAGTTAGCCTTAGGGCTGGCTGGCTGGCTGGCTGGCTGGCTGGCTGGCTGGCT